TTCATTTCCACGCTCATGCCGGCGTCCGTGGTTACGTTGGTCTGAGCGTCAAACAGATGCAGGTTCAGGGGCATCTGGTACCGAACAGGGGTCATATATGCGTACATCGTCTTTTCCTCCCAATCACAAATTGATTTCCTCCCCTCGCATCACTCGGCGGCTGATCTCGTTTCGGTCAGCCCTGGTAAACTTGGAGGGGTCCTTCTTCACAATCACACCGGCGGCTCCTCCGCCGTTTCCGTTTTCGCTGGGTCTGAGTCCCCTAGCACGGATGTTGTTGATCACTTTTTCCTGTGCAGTTCGCACGGCCTGACCGATTGCGCCACTCATCAGCTCGTCCATGTGGATCACCTGATAGGCTACGTCCACGCCGATGTTGCCGCTCCTGAGCAGGCTCACAAACCTCTCGCCGGTCACAGGGTCGTTAATCTCACGCTGCAGGTCAAAGTCCGGGAAACGCTGTTTCAAGGCTTCCGACTGCTGCAGCCAATCCTGAACCGACCTTTCCACGCCCTCACGCTGCGCCCTGTGTTCCTCCGCCTCGCGCAGTCTGGCGTTTTCACGCTCAACCGCCTGAAAGCGCTTGTACTGTTCCACCGTCATGCCGGCCTCGTTGGCTGCATCCTCGAAGTAGCTCGCATCCGCGTCGATCGCGGCCTGGAGATCCTCAAGGCTCTGCACACCGTGCTTGGCCATCAGGGTGTCAAGCACCGGCTGCGCGGCTGCCAGCTTGGCCTCCATCTCACCGTGGGCTTTGAATCTCCTGTTGATCAGGCCATTCACACGCTCGTCATACAGCGCTTTGTTCTGCGGGTCGGCAAGGAATGCGTCAAACGCCGCTCGCCTCTCCGCGTCCGATTGTTCCTTGGTTCCCGCGCCGGGTTCCGTTTCCGGGGGTTCGTCTGGTGCTTCCTCCTGCACATTTGCCTGTTTGCCGTACACCACATTTTCAAGCGGGTTGGCCTTACCACGCTTGCGTTCGTGTACCGGTGCTGCCTGCGGTTCCGCCGCCGCTTCCCCGGCACCCTCGCCGGCTGCTCCTGCGGCTGCCCCGGCAGCTCCCGCGCCACCTTCGCCAAACAGCATCAAATCAAGCTCCATCCATGCCTTTTCCATCGTGTTCCTCCTGCGGTCTCTCCCGCGTGTCACAAGCTACGCACGTCGCCAATGGCGCCGCGCTCTCCCCACTTTCCAGCGGGTTTTCCGCTCCCTCGCGGAAGGGTCCCTCCCCTTCCTTCGGTCGCTGTTTCCTGCAGTCTCTCCTGCGCGTCTCAGCGGTCTTTCCCGCGTGTCACAATCAGCGTAGCAAAAGGCTTTTCGCATTTCTCCCCTGTTTTTTCGCTCTTTCGGCGTCGCTTTGCGCCGCCTTTCTTTTCTCACTTTGTTGTGTTCCGCTCCCTTTGCCGCCAGGGTCCCTTCCCCTGTCAGCCGGTCGCTTTTACAAAAAAAGCGGGCTTTCGCCCGCTCAGTCCGTTATGGTTACATTATTCGGATAGCTCTTTGCCAGCATTTCAAAGCCGACTCTTGCCACCGTGTACGCGCCTTTCCAATCCCTTGTTTTTTGAAAACTCAGCTCCACTTCACCGTCGTTTTGGATCCAGCCATTCGGCACGTTCAGCACATGCAGCGCGTTGATCAGCGACTGAATCAGCACGCTGCACGCCGCGCACACAATATCCTTGCCCGTGCTGTCATATTCCGCATGACCGAGCATTTCGATGGTTACGGTCATATCGGTTTCCAAGAAACTGATTTTCGTCATCCCCATCACCTCGGCGTTGCTTTGTTGGCCGCGTCGTTCCTTGCCGCCTCCGCCGTCTGCGCCCTGCTCTTCTGGAAGGTATCTCCCAGCGCATTCACGCCTACATCACCACCGCCCGCGCGAATCGGCATGCTGCCCATGGTTTGCATGTTCATGCCCATCAGCTGCGCAATCTGCATGGCGTACTGGGTGCCGGTTGTGGCATCAATCTGCTGCGCCATCTTCATGGCAATATCCCCCATATCCTGCAAGCGCTGCATCAGCGAACCGTTTTGCATAATGCGCTCGCGCACCTTTTCAATGCCGTCAAACTGCATCATATCCAGCGCTGCCAGCGCCTGATCCGCAAGGTCGGGCTTGAAAAATCCCATGCCGTACAGTTCCTTGGCGCGCTCGTTCTGCGCAACCGTGGCAAAGGGGCTGGCACGCTGCGCGCTCACCTTGATGTCAAACACCGGCACGCGCTCACCCATGTCGGCGCCATAATCGTTTCCCTGTGGCTGACCGCCCAGCATCTGCGCACTGATCGTCTGATACTCCGGCTGCCCGGTTTCGCCGATAATGCGCATGGTGCGCGGCTCGGTGTAAAACTGCCTGATCAGGTCAATGCACAGATAGCAGATCTGCGCAAGCGCCCTGTAGCTGGTCTTGATCATGTCGCGGCTGGTTTTGCTTCCCGCCTCCTGCAAGGCGCTGATGGCGCTGGCCGCCGTGATGCCCTGCGCCGTTCCGCCCTGCTGGAAATCGCGGTTGCCGCTGGTTTCCTTCAGCTCGTCAATCTTGGCCGTGCGCATGGCCATGGCATAGTTCCCCATCACTGGCGGCTGAATCTGCATCAGGCTGTCCTGCGGGTTTCCGCTGCCGCTGTAGTGCACAAAATCCTTGCTCATGTCGGCAAACTCCCGCTCGTTCACGCTGCCGTCCTCACGGCAGAAGAACCTTGCTCGCGCCTGCATTACCGCGTTTTTGAGCATCGCCTGGTCCAGCTTGTCAATGAACTGCTGTGGATCCTTGCACACATCCACATTGCCAAATCCGCACGGGCTGCCCGCCACGGGATACAGCACATCAAACACCACCGGGTATTTGCCATGGTCGTAGAAGCCGCGCTCCTCGCACGCAGGGTCGTTCTCGCTGGCATACAGCACCTCTCCCGCGCAGAACTTCACATAGTGCAGCACGGGCTTCTGACCGTTTCTGCGCAGCTTATAGTACCAGTCAACCACGGCCACCTTCTCGGTGTTGTCCACGGTATCGTCATAGCGGTATTGCTTGATATCAATGGTGCTGGCGTTGAGCTTGCCTTTCATCTCCGGCCACATGCCCTCCACCAGCTCGCGGTCGAGCAATTCCACATGGAACAGGTTTGCACTCTTCTGAATATCCGTAATCCCCGGCTGCCAGAACAGGTTGAGGATATCCAGTTCGCGGATATCGATATCACCCAGCCCGTTTTCCTTCTCATTTTCCCAGAACACACCATACACGCCTGTGCCGGTCTTGAGCTTGTACCACCACACGCTGGAATACACCTGTTCAAACTCGCAGTTGTCAAGAATGGCCGGGATCACCGCTCCAAGCACCTTGGCCGTGCGCTCGTCGCTCTCTTCTCTGGGCAGCACATTCGGCTCCGGCATGTTGTCCATGGCGTCTGCATGCTTATTGACCAGGCTGTTGAACAGCCAGCCGCTGGAGGGTTTGGGGTCGCCGGGGTTCTTGCTCTGCTTGCCGTCCCAGTTGCGCAGCTTGAACCACTGCTCATTCTGCACAATGCGCTGCTCAAGCGTCGCCTTTCCGTTCTTGTACTCTTCCAGCAGTCTCTCCGCCCGCCTCACATCCTCAGGGCCGATCCTGCCCACGCGGCCCACGCGCTCCTCCGCCTCCGGCTCGCTCACAAGCGCCACCTGCGCAGGCTCTGCGGTTTCCATGTTCGGCTGTCCGCCCTGTGCAATGATCTCAAGCGCTTTCTGCTCGTCCGGTGTAATTTCCCTTGCCTTGCCCATCTGTGCCATTCCTTCTCACTCCTTATGCCAGACTGTAAAATTCCATCTCGCCATCCGCCGCGTCCAGATCCTCCAGATCCAACGGGTCGTATGGCTTCACCTTGGGCGGCTTGCTCTTGGGCGCCGCCAGCGGGTTCATCATGCAGAAATACCTGGTTTCGTCCGCCACATGGTCCTCGCCGTCCGTGTCCAGATCCTCGGGCATGTGCTCGTCGTAACAGAGCAGCGGAATCGTGCGGATGAATGCCTTGCAGGTATCAAACACATACATCATGGGGTAACC